GAACTATACAGCCATCTGGGCTGGGGTAAATGAAGGCGGCGAAGTATTCATCCGCAAGGAGTGGCCCGACAGGGATACCTACGGTGAGTGGGCAATGTTCGGAGATCCCAAGTGGAAGTATGGTCCAGCCGCTAAGAAGATTGGACTAAACGTCGAGGGATACTGCGAACTATTTAATGAAATTGAGGAGGACTTAGGCATTGAGGTTATTGAGCGAATCGGGGACTCCAGATTTTTTGCCCGTGAGAATGAGAACAATGATGATCTCTTTACATCCTTCTATGACTTCGGTCTAAGCTTCATTCCATCCGATGGTAAGATGGAGGAGCGCGGGATCACTGCGCTGGACGATTGGTTCAACTATAACCCAAACGTAGAGATCGACGCAATCAATCGCCCAAGGTGTTTCATTCATTCGGAGTGCGGCAACCTAGTGGACAGTTTAATTAACTACAATGCAGGTGGAAAACCAGAGGAAGCCCTAAAGGACTTCTTTGATGTCATTCGTTATTTGCGAATGTCAAATGGTGGAGAAGGACCGGACTTTATGTCGGACGCATCAATGCAAGCAACTAAAAATAATAAAGGAGGTTACTAATGCCAAAGAAAAGATTATCAGAAATAGCAAAAGAATACGGGGTTACGTTTGAAGAGATACACGAAATATCAATGTACAGCCTAGATGAGCATATGATCACTGGGAAGGGCAAGAACCTATGGATGTCCGAAGACGGTCAACGACTCATCGATGACCTAATTCCAATGACAACAATCTACAGAGGAATCGTTGTTGAGCAAGCACCTAACAACCGCTTTGTTATGACTCGGATCAAGGAACTCGGGAAAAAGGTTGCGGTAAGCATTCCGCTTGCACTATCTGGTAAACTAGAGGGCAAAGTAATACACATCGAAGCCGACAATTCTAATAGCGAGCCAAAGTACAAATGGATAAAAGCACCAGTACGACAGTAGGTTAAGTGTAAAACACTAAATATTTTATGGATAACGAGACTACATCAAAAGCACTCACCTACGTTGAGAAGGATCCAAGCGTAAAAACATTGCGCTACGCATACGACCAAACTATAACGGAGCTATCGTCCTACTTCGATCTATGCCGTACAAGTTATGATGATCGTCGCAACTGGTGGCCTGGCAAGAGCCGTGACCACCGTAAGCACGGAGCGGATGCATTCCCCTGGGAGGGAGCTTCAGATATGGAGAGCCACGTTATTGATGAGCGTATTACTCGATTAGTATCTTTGTTTGTATCTTCACTGAACCGATCAAATGTACGCGCATTCCCTACTGAGGTAAGTGATATCGCTCGATCAAAACTAGTTTCGGGGTTCCTTAAGTGGATGGTATCCAGTGGTTACATCCCACGCTTTGGGCGTGAGATGGAACTAGGTGCTAACTACCTACTTGAAAGAGGCATTCTAATTACTTATGTAGGCTGGCACAAAGAGGATCGCAAGTTCCTACAGGAACTAGACCTTGGTCAGATTGCGCAGATTGCTCCGGACATTGCAGAATTAATTGCTACGGGCGAAGCAGATGACCAAATCATAGAACTACTAAAGGGAACATTTCCAGGCGTTACAACACGAAGGGCGAAAGCAGCACTCAAAACATTGCGAAAAAAAGGAGTAGCTCAACTGCCCGTTGTGCGCCGACAGGTTGATGCCCCCGAAGTAAAGACACTAGCCCCCGATGGGGACTTCATCTTTCCTCCGTACGTAACAGATCCACAGCGTTCTCCCTACTGCTTCTGGAAGACTTACTACACTCCACAGGAACTTGAGAACAAGATAGTGACTGACGGATGGGATGAGGACTTTGTTGATTACATTATTGAACACTATCGTGGTGTAAACACTAGCAGTATCGAGGGTGAATTTGAAGCACGTCGATCAACTGGACTAACAGATAATCAATACGAAGCCAATGAACTCGTTGAATTAATCTATGGATATCAACGTTTGATTGACGAAGAGGATGGCTCCGAGGGAATTTACTGCACTGTATTCCATCGTGAGTTCGACGGTAATGAGGAAGCACCAGGTTTTGCAAAGTTTGAATTGCTCAATGGCTACGAGGACTACCCAGTTGTAGTCACTAAGTTATCCGAGGACAGCAAGCGACTCTATGATGCAATGACAATCCCGGATGTACTCCGTGGGATTCAGAACCAAGTTAAGGTAGAGCGTGATTCCCGTGTTGATCGGAACAGCTTGGCTACATTGCCTCCAATCCTACATCCAGTTGGGCAAGCACCAAGTGATTGGGGTCCAGGTCGTATGATTCCGTATCGTCGTAAGGGCGACTTGGACTTTGCTCCTACACCACCATCCCCTACTGGCTCAATTGAAATTGAGAAGACACTAGAGGAACAAGCGGATCGATTAGTAGGACTGGATGAAACATCATCCATTAGCCAAATCCGCAAACAGTTCCTAGTTGATAAGTTCCTTTCGCACTCGGCTGAGGTAATGGCTATGGCGTTCAAATGCTTCCAACGGTTTGGGCCGGAAGAAGTGTTCTTCCGAGTTACTGGGAACGCAGACCCGCAGACCTTTACTAAGGGTGATCCAAATGAGAACTTTGACATTATGATCAGCTACGATGTCCTGAACTCAGATCCCAACTCACAAGAGCAAAAGCTACAGCAGATTACTGCACTAACTGCACTTGATCGCAACGGTCGTATTAATGTGGACGCACTTCTTGATATTGCAGCTTCTGCCATTGACCCAGTGCTTGCTGATAACATACTACAGCCAGCACAAGTAGCCACTGAACAAGTAACACAGTTTGTAACCGATGACCTATCCAAGATCTATGCAGGTATGGAAATGCCAGCTCGCCCGAATGGCGGCCAAGTTGCTCTTCAGATCATTCAGCAGTATGCATCCCAGCCTGACATTACAGAGCGACTACAGACGGACGAAGCCTTTGCGGCTCGTCTTCAGAAGTATGCTGGTCAGTATCAGTTTGCTCAACAGCAGCAAATCAATGCCACCCAGTACGGTCAGTACGGAACAGCAGCAGCTTCAGTTGGAGACATACAGACACAGGGATTATCATCGGAGGGAGGCAGCTATGGAGGATAAAGCAAGTAATGTGTCAGTGATGGAGCAAGCCATTCGCCGAGCTAAAGAACTTCGTGCGCAAGAATACTACAATATGATTGCCCTCAATGAGGGGGTTAAGCCCAAGGTATACAAGGACAGCAAGGGTCATCGAACTATTGGAGTGGGCTTCAACCTAGAGGACGGAGGTAATCGAAAGATACTGAAGAAGGAAGGCATTGATATTAATGAGCTTTTTGACGGTAGGGAATTAAGTGAGAACGAGGTAAAGACCCTATATAACTACAGCTTGACCCAAGCATTTAACGATGCTCAAAAGTTTGACAAGGGATTTGCCAAGAGACCAGAAAAGGTAAAGAAGGCAATCGTGGATATGTCCTTTAACCTTGGTCTTCCTAGACTAAATAAATTCAAAAAAATGCGCGAAGGCTTGGAAGCAAATGATTACAACAAGGCAGCGGATGAAATGGTGGACAGCAAATGGTACAAGGACGTTAAGTCCAGGGGTCCCCGTACAGTTAATTTAATGCGATCATCGGCAAAATAATATGAACCTACAAGACGATTTAAACACACTGAGGACACACAATTCATTCATTAGATACCTGCGGGTAATCAATGAATTGCGGGAGGAGACAATCTCCGAGCTGCACGAAGCAAGCACTGACAAGATTCAGCAGCTTTCTGGCAGGATCCTAAGCTACGATCAAATTTTACACCTGTCCAACTTCACTGAAGTAAAGGACATCGCACTGCAAACCGACTAGTAAAAGTAGGCTTGCATAGTGTGTTAATATATTTACATCGCCATCGCTCGGCGTTAAGGAGTGGAAACAAACAAATATATGACCGATGAAATACCAACGGAGAACTCTGCGTCCGTAGAAACAGCAGTGGAAAATACAAATATTACAGCGTCTGATTTCGTTACCAGACGCTTGGGATCGACACCAGAACCAGCACCAGCCGAGGAGCAATCCACGGAGGATGAAGTTCAAGTGGAGAACCCTGAAGTTGAAGCAGAAGTTGGAACCGAGCAGGAGGAAACTCCAGCAGAAGAACCAGCGGAAGATGTTCTTTCACAATTAGATCTAGATGATATGTCCGAAGCAGACCTTCGTGAACTATCCGAAAAACTTGGAAGTCGAGCAGTTGCACGATTTGGTGAGCTCACCGCAAAGCGGAAAGCAGCCGAAGAACGTGTCAGCTTATTGGAAGCCAAGCTGCAACAAACACCAGATCCGCTCAAAGCACCCGAAACAGTAGCTAACAATCCTTTCGCTTCATTGAATACAATAGAAGCCCTACAGGAAAAGGCCGAGGAAATTAATTCCGTAATCGAGTGGGCAGAGGATACATTGTTTCAAGCGGACGGATACTCACCCGAGGATGTAGTCGTGACAATTGATGGGCAGGAATTGACCAAAGCTGATGTACGCAAGAGTTTATTGAACTCTCGCAAATCACGGGACAAGTTTCTACCTGCTCAATTGAAAGCGGTTCAAGCCAAAGACCAGGGAAAAGAATTGAGTGCATCGTTTAATGCGAAAGCAATCGAAGAGTTATCCTGGCTTAGTGGAGAGGACAATGATGTTCGCCATCAGTACAATGCTATTATGCAGGACAAACGGGTGGAAGAGATGTTACAGTCCCTCGCTCCAGATGTCTCCGCACAGATGCCATACTTAATGGCACACGCAGCAAATAGCTTATGGGGACGAACACCAGTCAAGGCTGACAAACCAGTTGCATCCCCAACGTTGACACCGCCAAAAAAGGTAGGATCAGTGGCGGCATCAACTGAAAAATCATCAAGCGCACCAGTGAAAGCAATTCAAAAACTAGCTCAACAATATAAAAGTAGCGGAGATAAAACAGATTTCATCAAATTCCGAACACAACAATTACAAACCCGATAACACAAATTATATAACATTATGGCATTCTCAAA